GCTGCTGCTTTTGAGATGCAGCAAACGCATTCATCAACCTTATAACCTCATGTACCGGAATAAATGATCCATCATGTTCACATCCTTTCAGGAACTCCTCTGCTGTTGCACCCTCTCCGCAAAAAGGACAAGGCTTTGCCTGTTCAAATTGTTCTGTTGTCATATCGTTCCACAATTTTTACGTTCTATATCATTGCTATCAAGTTCAGTCCAGTATATTTCGTAAGCAACTGTCATATCCTCCAATATTTCAAAGGAGTGATATTCATTTGGTTGAATAACTATGCTTTGCCCTGTTTTTAATACGGTTTCATCAGTAAGAGGGTATTCGTTCTTCTGTATTAAAATTTTAATTTTTCCTCGTTCTATAAAGAACATGGATAGCTTTGCCTTGTGGCGATGTAAGGAACTTTTGCCCCCTTCCCAACCAAATATACGATGTACCTCTACGTTATTCTTGGAGAATATCTTACTTGTGTACCCCCAAATCTTTCCGTTCTTATCCATTTGTCATCCTTTTTGTATTGTCATAAGTAATTCTCTTCTTCCTTCAAATCGAGCCTCATATGTCTGATCTAAATAAGCAGCAAACGCACCTGATCCTACAAGTTCCGCAAGAAAGACTTCTCCACAAAATTTTATGTTATCCTTTGCCATTAGGCATTTCAATACATTACCTTTATTAAATACTTGTACTGGATCTACCTTCCATACAATATTATGAGCGGATACGGACCAAGAAGGGGGAGCTTTTCTATAATGCTCTTCATCCGGATAATATCGGCATTGCATATCTACTCTGAAGTCTGTACTTGCAGCGATAAGCTGCTGTTCTTTTTCATCATAGATATATAATACATCTATTGATTCAGGATCGACATTAATAGTATGCTCAATTGGACCTGTATAAGTCTTACCAATAGCATCTACTGGTGGGATAGGTTCCTCTGGCAGAGCATCAATTTGTTTTAATACTACTGCCGGAACGGCTGCCACTGCGGCTGCTCCAAATATTCCTTTAAGAAAATCTCTTCTTCTCATGTTGCTATCACTTTACTTTTACCTTTACGAATGCTTACTTCAAATACTCGGTCAGCGTATGATGCCAATGTACTTTCGTGGGTAACGATAATGAACTGCACACCTAACCGCTGTGAGATTTCTTTTATCATACGTGATGCCTTTTCTTGATTATCTACACTCAAAAATCGTAAAGGCTCATCCAAGATTATAGTTGCACGTGTTCTTGGATGGGCCATTGACCAAGAGGCTATCCTTAAGGCGAATGCAGCCACGTCCACTGCTCCGCCACCACTTGCTGTGAGCGGATCCATCTCACTATCCTCTCTTACGAATTTCAAATCACATTCCGTTTTATTCCTACGCTGTACAAATTCTACCTTCAGTTGGTAAGGTTCATTAAAGACACTCTCAAGGGCAAGAGATGTGATGTCCGAGATGTGGAATTGTAATTGCTGTTGCGTTTTCAAACCTACCTCCCGTACAACTTCTCGGGCAAGTTCATGACGGTGTAGAGTGCGGTTGGTTTGTTTCAATTCCAACTCCTTCTCTTCAATGCCTTTTTCAATTTGAAGGCGTTTCCCTTTCTGTTTATCTAACCGGCTCCGCAAAGACTTGGTGTCCATCATTCCTCGGGGTATTTTTCATCAAGTTCCTCAATACTTGATGCAATATTTGTCTCAAGTGTGTCAATGTCTTCCTCCATTTTAGTAAGCTTTTTCTTTGCAGCTTCAATAGAAGTGGCACCCCATTGTTCTTTCAACTGCCGCATCAGGGCTGTCTTTTGTCCTTTAAGCTCTGCTAACTCATTCTTGGCTTCAATGATCTTTTCTTTCAGATCAAGTAATTCTTTTTCCGTCATTTTATAGGGTTCTTTTTTAAGATGACTATTGCTGTTTCATACTGTTTAATTAAGGCGTCAAGGTTTTTCTTATGTCCGACGTGTTGTACAACTGAAATGGTTCCCATTTGACAACATTTTGTGGAAGATTGTAATGCCCCCTTTACACACGTCTAATTGTTTCTGAAGGCATTCAATTGGTGTCATCCTACAGGCCTCCCCCCTACGAATTTTGAAAACTCCCGAGCTTCCTCTTTCGTAATGAAGCCAGCCTTGTAAAGTTGGGATGCATGAAACGGACGGTCATCCGGGCTACAATAACGCAGTAGAATAATTGGATCCATTTGTTCAATTACGGAACCTAGATTTTTGTGCACGGCATGCACGGCTCTTTTTAATGCTTTCAACTGACTCATAATTCTTTGTCTTTGGTTAGTAATGCTTTGAAATATGCTATTGTTAATTTCAATCCCGTCTCAAGTGTAACCTGTGGTTCCCAATCCAACACGGCCTTTGCCAATAAGATGTTTGGGCATCTTTGTAAAGGATCATCGGACGGTAAGTCTTTGTAAACAACCATAGCCTTTACCCCTGTCAATCGTATAATGGTTTCCGCAAGTTCTTTCATTGTAAACTCACCGGGGTTCCCGAGGTTGAGTGGGCCAGTAAAGAAATCAGGTTGTTGCATAAAACGAATAAAAGCCTCAATCAAGTCATCAACAAATTGGAAGCTTCGTGTTTGACTACCATCCCCGTAGATTGTGAGTGGAAGCCCTTTCAAGGCTTGTACAATGAAATTACTTATAACCCTACCATCATCTTTTCTCATCCTAGGGCCGTAGGTATTGAAAATTCTTGCTACCTTTACCGGGGTTCCGTATTGCCGATGATAGTCCATACAAAGTGTTTCAGCACACCGCTTTCCCTCATCATAACAAGAACGAATTCCTACCGGGTTTACATTGCCCCAATACCACTCTGGCTGAGGATGCTCTGTTGGACTTCCATACACTTCGCTCGTAGAGGCTTGCAGGATTGGGATGTTAAGCCTACGGGCAAGGTCGAGCGCATTTATCGTCCCCATTACATTGGTACGGATCGTTTGTACAGGATCTTTTTGATAATGTACGGGAGATGCCGGACAGGCCAAATTGTAAATCTGATCCACTTCTACGGAGTATGGTTGTGTAACGTCCCAACGTATGAACTCAAAGTTGGTATCATTTAGTAAATGGTTGATGTTCCGCTTATCTCCCGAGAATAGGTTGTCCATACAAATGACTTGGTTTCCCAAGCTTAAGAGTGTCGAGCATAGGTGGCTACCTATGAAACCAGCCCCGCCCGTTACAAGTATTCTTTTCATGATTCTATAGCTTTATAAATGATGTCCATTACTTTTGGATTAATGCGATTTGCTTTACTAAAGGCCTCAAGATTCTCCTCAAAGGATAATGAGGTTTCCCAGCCTTCTCCTAATCTACTGATAAAAGCATCTATCCGGGCGTTTCTCTCCTCAGTAACCTCTATATGTGCTCGGCTTATAGAACCCTCGGAAAAGGGAAGGAAATGAGGTTCTACGGTATTCGTTTCCGCATACCAAAGATAGACTCTTGGGCGGAAATCTATTTGGTCGGCATGTTGACGTGTTATGCCCCCGGGATTAACAAGTATTCTTCCTTCATGGTGTTCTACAAAGGGTAAATGATTGTGCCCTGTTACAATCAAATCATACTGAGGATACTTACGCAACAGAGCTCCAGCCATTGGGTCAGTTATTCCTGGCCAGGGTTTCTTCCCTTGGTAGGTCATCACGTGCCAGGCAAGAATGTTGAACAATGTAGATGAGAATCCGTCAGGTGTTTGGCCCCAATGACAAGTTGGCAAGACGGTCAACTTACCAGCTTCTCTCAATACATTCACACCACACTTGTCTGCCAACTCAAGGTTGTGTTGGGGAAGATCATGATTTCCGTAAATGGTAAAGAACTTGTTTGGTAAGTGTTTCAACGCCATTGACAGTAACCAAGGTGATGGTTTCCAATGATTAAATAAATCGCCGGTGTGTACAATAGGACAATCATACTGCCGTTGCAGCTTCATTACATCTTCGACAGCATTCCATTGCTCTTCTTGAAAATCACCAACGAACGCCGTCGGAGTATCTTCCCGTAGATGCCAGTCTGCCGTCAAGATTAAGTCTGGGGCTCTTCTATTTTTTGTTCTTTGCATTTTCTTTTGCCATGTATTTTTGACATTCTTTCCAGGTTCCACGGAACCAAACAATTAATTCATCACGGTCTGTTACTTCGTATGTGTGGCCGTAGGCGTGTCTTATTTTCATTTCTTTAATATAGTATCACATAATGGACAAATGTCTGGCATCTCTTTATGGAACTTTGTTTCTAACTTGGTAACATTGTTTCCAGTGGTTACAATATCATCATCAACAAGATTTACTTGATTTAGCAGGTATTGTAATTGAGATTTCGTTTTCTTTAACTCACGCAATTGTTTGTACTTATCAAGTAAGGATAGTACTAAAGGTTCAAGTGGCATCAATTCCTTTGCTGCCTCCTCTTTTTCGTTGAGCTCTTCCAAGTCATCAATTACCGTTTGTAATTCATCTACTTGAGTTTGTAGTTGATCTCGTTTTGTTATGTCATCCAAAACAGAGGTAACCAATTTTTCAAGACCAAGCAACGGAGTTAACGTTTCAATCTCTTTCTCAAGATTTGTGATTCGTACTATGTCTTTTTCCAATGTGCTGTATCGGCTACGCATTGTGACAGCCTTACCCTCCATTTGTTCAAGGGCCTCAATTTCAATCTCAAACTTTTCAAGGTTTTCAAATTGAGGTAACTTCGCTTTCTCAGTTGCTATGTCCGTTTCTAAATGGCTGACATCACTTTTCAATCCACGTATCCATCCATTAATGGCAGAGGTTGCTGTATCAATACGGTCAAGGCGGGCTACCTTGTTGAAGTGTGTTGCTACGGCTCCTGGGGTGTCTGATAACAGGAAAGTGGCATCATGTTGGTTTTGTAAATTGATTTCACTGATGTTAAGAACCCTTTGGATTTCTGTCGGTACTGAAGTACCAATAGCTTTAAATTCAATGTCTTCCTGTCCCTTGAGACGTAACGTGTATTTATCAATCTTATCCTTGCTCCGAGTAATGACACCTTCTTCTGTCTCCAACTGTACATTTGTAGCACCGCCCCATCGTGATCGTAAAGCGTCCCCAGAAGGTCTATTCCAAATAAGCCAACGCAAAGCTCTGATAATAGCCGTCTTTCCTCCATCTGTCGTCCCAACGATGACATTAACTCCTTCATGAAAGTCGAGTTCAGTTTTTGCATGACTTTGGAAATTTTGTATGGATACACTTTTGATCATTTCGATTCTTTTACATCAGGTGATACAGGTTGAGAAAACATAACCACTTCCTGTCCTTTTGGGAACTGATCCCACTTAGGGACAAGTGCTTTGTGGTCGAACTCAACGGTTCTGGTGTGTACTTTTACTTTGACCGGAAACTTCTTAAGTAGCCAATCAGGAAAGTACTGATGTTTCAAATGTTCCCACCAGTTCTTTGGAAATTCATATAAGACCTCATATTTCCGTATGTTGGATTGGCCCAGGATCTTCATCGTTACCTCAAAGACAGCCTCATCTACTATTGAACCAGCCAACACATTTACATTAATGGAACGGAATGTGTACTTCCCCACTCTTTTGTGGAGACGTATTCTCATCTCATCCAAAACGATTTTGGATACGACATGTTCTTTATATTCTTTTTCAGCGTTCATGTTTCATCATTTTTAACATTGGGGATTGTTGATTGGCTACATAATGTACGGCAAGGGCATCTGCGACAGCCTCATCAATATACTTCTTACCAGTGGCGGGATACTTATACAACTTACTGATAGCAACAACTGTTTCATCTTTCGTTGCAGATTTCTTTCCAAGTAAAGCCTTCTTAGCATCTTGCTCAGAATAAAATTCAATTGGGTGTCCTAAGCATTCAGCTATCGTTGTAATGATACCCATGACAATTCCTATCATTACTGCCGCATTGGCGTTTTGACTACCATGGGGTGCCTCTGTCAAGATAACATGTACGTTGTACGTCTTAACCAAAGACAGTATCTTCCTGGCAATCTCCGCAGTTCTACGGGCACGATCATCTGATACCCGTGTGCGGAGTTTCTTATGCTCAGGTTCAGTCTTAATACAACCTGTGGCAATTACTTTACCATGGGTACTTAACACGGCCCAGCCCCAGGCCGTAAAGCTTGGATCATTGGTTAGAATGGTGGGTTCTTGAAAAGTACATTCGCCTGTTTCAAAATTAAGACCGGTTAATCTTCGGCCTGTATGTCGGGTCCTTTCCATTATCTTCGGGGTCTACGATTTGATTTAAACTGAAATTCGATCTTGTTCCAAAGTAATATGACTTCCTGTCGTAGACGTTCCGCCAAGTTTTCTTCTTCAATGATAGCGATAGACTTATCCATTGACATATCCAACGAACGGTCACCAAGAATGTATGTCTTACTTTTGCCATACGTTTTCAAGAACTGTAGGTTCTGTCGTATGTCATCAATTCCATAATCGAATATGATTGTCAACGGCGCTTTTCTGTATGGACGGTCAATAGAACTTTTGAACACTTCTATTTCTACTTCTACTCCGATTACACGTGAAATTTCTTTTCCGCGGAAAGTGACTTCCTTAACAATCTTTTTCAAGACATTTGTTTTCAAGCGAAGGCTGGAGTAGAAGCCGACAGACTCCCCACCGGGTGTCGTGTACTTAGGTGACCATTGTCCCCCGTCCACGTTGATGCGGACTTGGTTACTACATACCATGAGGAAGTTGTTTTGAGCCAGGATACGGCAGGTTTTACGCAATTCCTCACTGAATTCTTTGGCACGTCTCGTCCCCATCTTATCCCCGCCATCTTTCCCCATCTCCATATCAGTGGATAAAGCAGCCAATGAGTCCGCCATGATACCATGTATCTTTCCCTTTTGCGGAGGCTTCCATTCTCGAACCGTTTTGAAAACTTCTGGTACGGTGTCAGGTCGGTAATAATCCCCGTCCTCAAGTTTCATACCAAACATTTTGGAGAATGTAGGATTGATACGGGCCTCAGGATCATGGAACTTTACAAGACCCCCCTTCTCTTGTATGCACCCAGCAATTGAACTAAGCAGTACTGTTTTTCCTGAACCACTCGGCCCAAATATCTCTACCAGAATCCCTGCTGGTAAACCACCCCCACGAACTCTCCCTCCAGATATTGCTAAGTCAAGAAGAGTTGAACCTGTGCTAACGGTGTTGTAGAAATTTCCGTCATACTCAGTAAATACCTCTTCTTTATCCGACGCTATCTTGTTTTTCATTTGTCGGCTGATTGGGCCGGTTGGTCTTTTTGTTCGTTCCATCATTTAATGAGTTTAATGATTATTTCAGTCACTTGCCGTTCTTCCAAACCTTTTTTCAAAAGCTCAGATTTTAATCTTGTTTTGAATTCATCAAAATTAGATCTTGGCTTCTTCAGTTTTAACTCTTTCCACTCCTTATTTATTCGTTCGAAGAGTTCTTTTGTCAGTTCCTTCTCTGACATACTGGAATCAGTTTGTTCCATCCATTGCTCAATTAGCATTAAGAACAATTCTGCTTTGGTTATTCCTTTCGCCAGTGTGTAGAGAGTTAAATAATTATGAACCCGGGGGGTTACTTGAACCCCCACGAGTTTATAATCATCACGCTTGCTTTTTACACCTAAGATTGGCATAGTCTGTTATTCGTTTGCGTCAGCACAGGCATCATACATTTTACAGGTTTCACATTTGTCGTACTTCTCAAAGTCAACGCCAAACCTGTACCCATGTGGACAGGTGTCTTTGCCTTTCGCAGTTGTTTTCTTCCCTGGCTTTTCTTCTTCCTCCTCTTCAGGTTCTGTTTTTCTTGCCAGTTTACCTATAGGTTTACGAGTGAAAGTTTTCTTGGCAGCTGGTTTTTCTTCCTCCTCTTCCTCTTCCTCTTCTTCAGTTGGTTTGGTTTTACGTTTACTTGAATTCAACGTACCCCCGTCCTCTTCATGTTCCATCTCCCAGAACTTGGCCTCAAGCTCTTCGAAAGAAAGCATTATAAGCATCTCATCAAGTGCCGGAACATCCTCAAGGATAGATTCATCATACTGTTGATCCCTCTCAACAAAGTCAATTCTGGAAGCCTCGGCAAACGGTTGGCTATTACCGATTGTCTGGCTTTCAAAACGGATTTTGACACTGTACCCTTCTTCCAGATCGGCGAAGTTTTTGTATTCTGGGTTCTCCTTTGCTTCCTTGAGCAGAAGTTCAGTGAACAGGTACTTACTGATGTCAAAGATACAAATCTGATCTTTCAGTTTCCTGTCATCAAGTGGGACAACAACAAACAGGTTCCTTTCAGAGGGTTTTAATGCTCTTGTCTCTTCCTGCGGAGCCTGTGCCTTTATCCTCTTGGCACGGTACTCACATATTGGGCACCTCTGCTTGATAGAGGTGGGACAAACGACAGTGTCATTTGAGGCACCAATGTTTCTGTGTACGAAATAGGGGAGTCTCCACCACAGATCTCCTTTGGCAGCACCTTCTGGGTGGTGATCAGACGTAACTTCATAAGGAATTATGTCAAGGGTAACTTTACATCCCTTTGCATCTGGTGAGTACACACTGATACCCTTCGGTAGTTGCAGGTACCCGTATGTTGCACCTGATCTTTCACTTTTTTGGATAGCATCATCGATAGCTTCCGCAAAATTAGTTTTTCTCTTCTTCTGTACCATTTTGTTTGTGTTTCATTTTTTGTTTATATTTCTTGTAAAGGTAATCATCAATCTCATGGAGTATGCCTTTCATTCCTATCCTTGATAGGACATAAACGACAAGTACGCCAAGAGCTACATATAGTATTACTTCCCACATAGCTTATTTCTTCCGTGATAGCCCTCTGCCGATTTCACCACTTACGGCCTTTTCCCTGGCAGCTCTTTGTTCAGCCAAATCTCTCGGAACAGATGGGCCGGCAAAGTACTGCTGTCCATGTAATCGAACCAAGTTTTCCAAAGCGGCCTTTCTGGTAAAGCTAAATTCGTTCTTTGCCACCTCTGCCATGTCAAGTTCGTATTGGGCTTGCACCCAGGCTTCCTTTGCCTCCTTGTGCCGCTTATGATTACGGTAGTAGGCTTCTATGTCAGCCGCATTGGGTTTTTCTTTATTGCAGCATTTGACAGGGTCTAAGTTTGCTTCCGCAATCAATTCGGCTCGGATAACCTTTATACGCTCTTCAGCCTTGGTCAATTCTCTTTTACGAATCGCCCAATGTCGACCATACCGCAAGGCAAGACTTGCCTGTTCCAACCACTCTACATCGAGAGCAGTATCATCAATTCTTATGTCACTTTCGTAGTCCATCTATCAATTTTTAGTTACTGCATAACAAGCGTAAACAAGTTGTGGAAAACCACTATCGTAAAACGGTGTTAAGAATTCTTCCAAAACCCGTCCTGCCCGTACCATGTCTGACTTCAACAAAACGGATTGGCAATACCCAAGAACAACACGTCGGATGCTCTCCGCCTCCTGATCCTTTAAGCCAACCAATATCTTGTTAACTTCCCCCCAGGGTTTCTTATTTAACAGGGCACGACAGAGTTCAATTGACTGTGATTGTTCAGCGGCACTCTGTTGTGCTACCTCTATCCGTTTGTCCTCGGGAACACTAAGCACACGTTCGAGAATTTGCAGGGCATTCCGGGGATGTCCGAGACTATCACGTGTTATAACGTCGTACACCTCCTTTGAGACTGTTGCTCCCTCCTTCGCGACTACACGGCGCAATAATTTGAACATCTGAGATTCGTCCAAAACCTTTACCTGTAACTGTACACACCGACCTTTTATGGTTGGTAGAAGTTTCTGTGGGTCAGTTGTACATAGTACGAAGTAGACATGTGATGGAGTATCCTCAAGAATCTTAAGCAATGCATTCTGGGCATCGTTTGTCATCTTGTGGCACTCATCAATTATCCATACACGGCAGTCTGATTCCATTGCCATGTACTCGCTCGTACGACGTATCTCACGGATGGTATCAATACCACGGAAGTCAGCTGAGTCTACTTCCTTTAGATCGGATCCGCTGGAGTTAAGTTTACGGGCAATGATTCTTGCGATAGTTGTCTTGCCACAACCCGTTGGGCCATGGAGAAGAAAGGAATGTGGGCAAGAGTCAGTATTGCCCAGCATTCCTTCAAGAGAGGCAATCACTTCGTCATTGCCACGCATTTGGGTTAGGTCGGTTGGTCTGTATTTCAAATATAAGCTCATCCTGTTGGGGTTTAAAACATATTATACGAAAAATCATTTAATTTTGTATTCATCCTTTTCCGCCCAGCTTCCGTCAACTGGGCAAAGTTCTATTTCTACTTCAAGTGGCACAATAATCCAAGGCCAATGTGCCGGGAGGTCTTCACAGGTAACACGATGTACAACTTTCACAACATACTCTAATTCGTCAGGGTGTACATCAAGTATCATACTGTCATGTATCTGTCCTACAAGTCGTGTCCTCCAATTCTCTTCCTGAGATATCCTGTCAATCTCCGTAAAGGCCCAAAGTAGGCAATGAAAGGCAGCACCTTGTACAGGATAGTTGATGCAGTCATTCTTCCCCATAACACCGTGGCAGCGGAAGCCTGTGTACATATCAATATATCCATACTTTTGATATGTTTTCCACCAACGATCTTTCCATGCGGCATAGTCAGCAAAACGGACACCCCAGAAGTCTGACTCAATCTTTTTCACATGGTTGATAAAGGCATCAAGAGATTTGATTCCCTTTTCAATAAAGTGATCTGACAAATGGGCTCCGTCAATTTCTATTCCTTGTCCAGGTTTCCATTTGGTAGGAGGCAACTTACCCCAATTGCAAGCCATGTACGTAGCACAGTTCTTGTAATAGTCACCGTAGAATTCCGGGAAAACAAAACCATTCTTTGCCGCTTGTCTCAGTACCTTGTGGGCTGGATTAGATTTGTCAAACGAATCTAACATAAAGATTTGGACGGCCATATCTCTATGCATATCCCCTTGCGTAATGTCATATATCAATTGTTGATCATGGTTGTAACATGCCGCTATTCTTACCTCAAGTTGACTGTAATCAACTTCCATTAACTGATGTCCTGGACGGGGGTACAATGCTTTGCGAACAATCTGCATAGATTCCTCATCCCGTTTTGGTATGTTTTGAAAGTTAGGGTGGTCGGAGCTTGAGCGAAACGTACGAACAAGATGTAAGTTGAAGAACGGATGTATGTATCCTTTTACCTGTTCTCTTGAAAAGGCTTCAAGGTATGTGTCCCGTACCTTTTTCAACTTACGCATGTCTAACAGTATGTCTAACTCAGGTATGTTTAACTGGCGTAAGGTTTCCTCATCGGTAGAACCTTGTCCAGACTCCGTTTCCTTTTCAACTTCCAACTTCTTTGTCTTGTACAGGAAGTGGGCAAGTTGTGCGTTGGAGTTGATGTTTACCCGTCCACCACGCGAATGTTCCCAATGCCGATAGAAATCTGAGGCCTTAAACTTTCGCTCAAGCCTGTTTATTTTGGAAGTTAGATTGGCTTTACGTTGTTCAAGGTACTCTAAGTCAACACGAAGCCCTTGTTGTTCTGCTCTAGCAATGGCAAGGATGCCATGATGCATCAAACGGTACGCGGCTTCACTATGTGGGCTGGTATCCATTCTTTAAATCGTTTTTCAAATGTTCGTACTATTTCATCTGCTTTGTTACAAAACACAGGATCACTCATTTCCCTACGGGCTCTAATAAGTTTGAGCTCATGCACGATGTTATTGTAATTCTCCTCGGTGATCCCACATTTGTTTACATAATCCCCGAACATGCACAACCTGGCATAGATAGGGCTTCCGTACACTTTATGCACTCTTTTAGCTTCGTTCTTCCCATGCCACCACAGGACAACTATGGTAAAAAGAAACAAGCCAATTAAGACTACAACCTCTAAAGGTTTCATTGTTGGTAATGCTTCCATGATTAGAAAGGTAATAAGATTTGACTTTGTTGTAACATTGCTAACCGATATTCATATATCGTATCGAGGGCACAATACGTTAGGAGTTTTTCAGTTCCCCCTGGTACTGTAAGAAGTTCAAGTACACGATTAAGTCCATTGCCATCACTATTATCAACGGCATGTAAATATGGAGAGATCTCACTTGCGTAATCAACGACACCAAGTTGTACGTAGGTTTGAAACTTAAGACTTGTTATCCCTGGACGGTTGTCAAGAATGTGTGCGGCTTGCATACTATCCCAATACCAGTTGACGACGGGTTGTCTTAATCGTACGACACTCCAAGTATCCTCAAATTTCATGTTGTGTGCCATCTTTCCTACTTTGGGATTGGCTAACAAGTCAAGGAACGGTTGTCGTTCGGCCTTTGTTTCTGGCATCAAAAACGCATACGTATGATCTGGGGAATCAGCAACTGCCGCACAAACGACACGATGCCCTGCGGCATGTGGCTTAAGACCCGTTGTCTCATAGTCGATCGCAACAGGACCTTTTATACGTTTCAATACGGATAAGTCTTCAATTATCTCAATCTCCGGCTCATTGTATTTCGGCAGAGCACCAAGTGCAAAGGCCTGTTTCAAATCCCTTTTCCATATGGCTTGTACGTCAGGTTGTTCTGAGACTCGTTCAATGTAACTCGGATGAAATGTAGGACAGAGCCAAGCATTAAAATCTAAATCAGGTATTGTAAACCCCCGCCACTTACTTATCGTCCCCAGATCTTTCATCCAACGATGTCCTATTATGCTGTATAGTGCCGTATTTCCGAGGATAATAATTTTATGTGGGCAATACTCCTCTATTGTCCGAAGTATTGACCTACGGCAGCATTCCGCCTCAAAATTAGAAGGTGGGCGGTTAGTTCCCTTAAGATCTACAGGCCTACATAAAACCGCGTTGATGTTAACACAATCTTCAAACAAATCAATACCTAATGAAGAGTATGTTTTTTGGAGAAGCTTGCCAACTTTACCCTGCCAGGGTTTTCCTGTACGATCCTCTGCCTCTCCCGGAGCCTCACCTATGTTCAGTATCTTCTTTTTGAAATTACCGAAAGGTTTCATTTGTGGGGATTCACAGGTTCGGTGTAGGCCGCAAGTTACACAGGTGCCAACCTTACCCGCCGGTCGTGTAATTGACTCGACCTCTTTCTTTGTGAAGAACCCCTCTATCATTTGTTGTTCTTAAGAGCTTTCAGAATACCAACGTACACCCAGCCACTACCTGCGAACTTTATACGGTTACTTGTTAGTTCACAGGCTTGAGTTTCTTTCAGAATATCCTTCAACAGATATGGAGTAATGACAAATGCTATTTTCTTTCCTTCATACTTTTCCATCTCTAATGTTTCCACGAAGCGACCTGTATCCGAAGTGGCTTCCATTGTGAGGCCTTCATCGTCTACCGTTATGTGTATTTCTTCTTCCAACATGCGTTCACGTTTGGAGAACACCATGGCACGGGCAAGTGTCTCATCAAGCCCCTCCGGCAGGATAACCCTTGTACCGGATACCTGTAAGTGTTGATCCATTGCTGGATACTTGTCTTCGGCAAACAAACGACATGAAATTATTGTACCTCCTTGACAACGAAAATGGGCCCAACCTTGTCCCAATGCAATTCGTGTAGGTGCCAACTTAACCATCTCCACAACCGAAGCGGCAGGGATAAGTAAAGTAGGAATGGATAGTTCAGTTGATAATGTATAACGTGTGATACGGTAGCCGTCTGATGCCTCAACGAAACCGTCCTTGTTTATGTGTACACAGGTGAGAAGTGGTTGACTCATGTTTGTTCCGCTTGAAGTCATTACGAAACGGCAGGCATCAATAAACCCCTCAGGTAGTTTCTCCCACTTGCCTTTCTCTCCGAGTTGTTCTTCAAGGGGTAGTTTGATTTCACTTTGTAATGTGAAGTTTGCCTTCGCTCGGCCAGCTGACAATACAACTTCGGCATCGTTAATTTCAAGATCAATTTCTTTTTGTGACACCTTGCCAAGAAACTTGTACAGGTTCTCTGCTGAGATGGCCCCTGTCAAATTGAGGAAGTCCACAGGATGAGAAATACTGATCTCATCATTGTAAGTGACTACCTTTCCGTTTACAAAGGCAAAAGAAGTTGATTGCTCTATCAAATCTCTGTTTGCCAAACCTGGCTTAACAATTTCAAGAGCTGTTTTTAGATCATCCTTTACTATTTTCATTCTTCATATGGTTTAATAAGGTTTCTTTTAACTTGGATACAGGAAGTAATGTACCATCCAGGTATTCCGGTGCAACATACATGCGGTTTACTTTCTTGTCTTTGTGTCGATAAGATGTGTGCCAATATTTTGTGGGGATATCTCCGTACTTGAAAAATACAAACCAACCAGTTCGTACGAATAAAAGAACACATACCCCCTCTCCTCCTAATTTTTCTAAGGCATACTTGACACGATCCTTTTCAGCCGTGGCTTTAACGATTGATGAGGGCATATCATAACGAACATGCCCTTGTATCTGTTTAACGTAATCAACAACAGACATTTGACATTTAACAGGAACCGCCGTATATTCTTTTGAGGTGATCCATTGTGTATTACCAACTATTTGGCTTTCTTTCGTTGGAACTTCCTTTACAGGAGTCAATACGAAACCAGCCTCTTCCAATATTGGACGTAGGAATAACTCAATATCTTGTAGGTTTTTATCCCCACCAAAGACATGTTCTTTTTCAGGTAACGGAAATAACGTATCCATTATTTTCTGTATTTTGCTACCGCTTTGGCAATGTTCTCACTCCAATAAGCGTAGCTGATTAAGATATCAAGTTTGGGCCGTACCTTGCCAAAGATTGCCAAGTGTGTCGTTGTTGAAACACCCATGTACATGATGGTCTTTGGACCTTGTATCATCTCTTCCTTCTTGATCAAATTTTCTACATACGGACGTGGATACACAGGTGTTCTTCTTTGAAGACGTGTCCACATCGTTAAGTTCCACCTCATGCGTTCTTCCCAGTGATTGGCAAGTGTACGAACTTCGGTGTTAGAAGGTTTGATTATGTAACCAAACTCAGGTTTCAGTTCTTTCTTCGGATTCTTCTTGTCTTTACGTGTCGGGCGTTGTTCCTGATAACGAAGTTCTCCTAATTCAAACCCACCATCTACTATCAAACCTTCGTATGCCTTTTGAGCACTCGGTGGCAGGCCAAGAAAACTTGTCTCATTACCAACGACATGTTTAGCCTGATCCGATACACGGCAGATAAACATATCAAAGTACTTGAATTCGTTATCCCGTATTATTGGTAACAGGATACTGCCCCATACGGCGGATATGACAGGAGTAAAGGAGTCAACTGAGAACCAGGGATACTTGAGCATCTGATCAATCTGTGTCAAACCAAGGCCATGTATCTTAACTTTGGGCATGTTATCTTTGTCAAGGAAGAACTTCTTCCATATAACATCAAAGCCTTTTAACCGTTGTTCTGTATTCAAGTTAGCTACGGCACCGATGGCAATGTGATCAGTCTCGTCCAGGTACTTTTTCAAGTACTCTTCCTCTCCGGTTACCATGTGGTAAACAGGAATGGTGTGGGCTCCTAAGGATTTCAAGTACTTCCAATTCTCATAACTTTTCTTTGTGTCGTTGATATGGTCAAGGTTAATACAACCGTCAAACTCATGACCATGTTCAATAACGAATTGGGCATACTTATCAATGTCAATGGTGATACCCTGTCTGTATGCCGTGTAGGCACCGGAATCAATTAATACTCTTGGTGTTTTCATTCATATAGCATTATGTGAGAAACATCTTCATAGAACTGTTCAGCCTGACCTTCTGTCAATAACCGTGGTGTAGAAACCTTGTCAGCAAGTACTCCTTCAATGATTTTTACACATTCATCAATTGAGTCGTATAAGTACTCATTTGGGAGCAACTCCGGGTAACTGAACGCTCTTGGTGCCACCGGGACGCATCCGTTGCGTACGGCATCTACAATTTGGTAACCGTAGGTTTCCTCTTTGGCGGTTATCAATAAAACTTTGGATTCTGCCAAGTATTGGTAATAGGCGGCCCAAGAAGACATCACAAATGGTGTTTCAACTTTTAAACCCAATCGGCGGCACACTTCTTTTTCAAACTTCATATTTCTTTTCTGTAAACCTGGACGAGATACATTTATCAAAGTCCTGGTTTTCATTGGAAACAATAGCATTGGCAGTTCCGAAGAGAACGGTGGGTTTGGAAATGGCACGACAGCCGTATTCCCCCAACCGAGTTTTAAACGGTGGTAATGGGATGCTACGAATACAGTATCAAACAAGGCTGCTTGCCTTGTTTCAATTGGCCATTTCAATCCGCGTTCGTGTAAGAAATAATCATAACGGTTTTTGCTTGTGGCATGACAAATGGCAAAGCATTTCTTTGGTCGTTTGTGGAATAAGGCATTGGCAAACAAACCAGGATAACTTAAATCACAAAGCAAAAGGACGTCATCCGGTTTCAATACAAGATCCGCATATTGCATAATCTGCCGTGCTTCAAACTCCATAGCATTTTCCATAGGAGCAAATACACTACCGGGCATTCCGCTGGATTCAGGTAAGGAACTGAAAACAGAAGGATCAGTTACTCCAAGAGTCACTACCTTATCAAAGTATTTGGAGAACTGTTCTGGGAAGACTTTTGCCCACCATTGTTGATAACGCATCGGGGTGGGGTATTGTGGTACAAGAATTAGTCGGCTCATATCAGATTTTCATTATCCATTGTGTGTAACCTTCAAACAAGAAGTACTTATGATCATACTGCCACAGACTTTTCTTACTGGTGTAACAGTATTCTAAGTCGCGGCGTTTGAGTTCAGGGGTTTCCACTTCATGTAGGTATGGGACGTTCATGTTCGTTGTGTAAAAGATTACCTTGTACCCGTCACGTAACATAATCACACCTACATTTCCAAGGTGTCGGTGTAGGGGGTGTATTTCATTCGTGGGGTCCGGGAAGAGGTATGTCAACCTGTTTAACATTGGAAGACTGTCTATTGACCGTACACTGAAACCAAAACACTCACTTGAGTTTACGGCCTCTTCCATTGCCTTTTCAGAACCGAAGTACACATCTGTCACCTGCCCTGTTTTCAATAGCTCGTAACAACCAATGATTTCGTCATCAGCATGTGGGGCTATAATTACATGGTCTCTCATACCCCGGTGCTCATTTGGAGTAAACCGTAGAACTCAATACGACAGGCGGTGTGATTCATAAAGTCTCCGTGAAGAGAAGATATAAAGCACTTGTCAACATAGAACACTACGGCAACACCTTCTGATTTCTCAAAGGTGTCATTGAGGTGTTCCGTCAACGCTCCTGCCATGTTACGCAATTTCTGGATATCGTTTACCCAGCCATCAGTTTTGTTTGCCTTCATAAAGGCTACAACCACATTGTCAAGTGTGGTGAGATCATCATCGGTAATCATACCGACGTAAATAGGGAAACCCCAATGCGTGTACTTCCGTATGAGCAGGGGGCTGGCATGTTTGTCTACCAGTTTTGTAAAGGTGTCATTCTCCATAACCACTGTATATTTCGTTTTTGTCAATTTGACAAGCTTCTGCAAGTTTCTCTATGGTTTCTTTTTGCATGCCAAGAAGAGGTGCCTCAAGTTTGATAGGTCTGCTACCATTTATTTGTAAGAGTTTGTTCATTTGATAAACCCACTCTTGTGTGCAATCTGGGAAAACGTTTTCACGATCAGCATAATTGGCTCCGTACCAGATTAAATCAATGCCTTGACTCTCTGCCAATGAAGCCGCGTATGCCGTGAATAACATATTTCGGGCGGGCACGTGCCACTGAGATACACCCTCATACCGTTTATTCTGCCCTGTCAAGACAGAATCACTGAGTGTAGGTATTGTAACATACACATATTTGACAGCCCGTTTAGAACATTGCTCCATGGCAAACTCTGTCTCTTTTTCATGACGTTGTCCGTAATTGAAAATAAGACAGGTTATCTCATAACCCAAGTCAAGTGCCAGGCACAATAAAACAGTACTGTCTAATCCACCACTATAGAGTAGAAGAAGTTTCTTTTTCATGTTGTTTCCTTTCTCTGATTTCAAGTAATAATCTATCAATTTCAAGATGTCGTATTCGGCCGAATCTAAAAGCCGATCCAGTCAAATAGTTAAGGACTCTCCGAACCCTGAGTGGATCGGAGAAGTCCTGTAAATATGTTCTCAATATTTGGCAGTTGGCTGCGGGTGTATGCTTCCACGTACCAAGGAACGAGCGACGTATTATCTGCCACTCAGGATCATTTACAATTTCTTGTATTTTCATTTCCGGATAGCCTCGAACTGTATTTCAATTTTGGATGGGTGGGTTATCCTATCAACAGTGAACAGATCCTCCCTCTCCAAGTACCAATGCCCAACTGCATCATACCAAATGGAACGGTGTAATGTTTCATCCGGTGTGCTAAAGAGTTTGAAACAGGTGATGTCCAATGTTGAAAAGTCCCCGCGACTTGTTCTGTTAGCCAATTCATCCAACAGTTTGATAAAGTCCGGTGTAATAATAATCAACCGACCACCAGGCTTTAAGACACTCCATATTTTGAATAAGAGTGTGGTTATCTCCGCATGCGTAAGGTGCTCAAACAAGTGTTCAGCCCGTACCTCATCCACCGATTCTGCGGCAAATAAGGAAGGCAGTTCCTGTACATCAGCCTCAATGAAATTATGCCCTTTATATTCTTCTTCCGGCAATACCATAAGGTCAATGTTGATGTAGTCAGGCAACAGTTTATTGCCACAACCAAGATTCAGTTTTTTCATTCTACTCTTCGTTTAGACCATTTTGATTTATCAATGTGTTCTCCGGCATGCGAGGTAAACACCTTCTCCCCCATGGCAGGATCTTTTTCTTTCCAATAGTGATGTATAAAAGGACAGACCCAAATACAACCAGGGCAGTCCATCGCATCAAGACGAACAGCCTCCTTCCATTCCTCTGTCTTTTCAGGCAAATCAAAAATGGTAAATTTTGGTGTTCTTGTGCCCTTACGGTAACCACAGACTCGTAGAGTACCATCGGCATCAATTGTAGGACCATCATAGGGGTTACCCTGACAATGCCAACCCATCCCTATCAATTTGGGATTGTCAACGATTGCCTGTAGGTATTCAGGGTTGTATATTAGTAAATTTGATTCCTCAAGAAGAGACTTGAAAACAGAAGTCACAACGATATAATCTTGTTCTTTAAACAAGTAATCTTTCATGTCTTCCTCCGGTGGAAAGAAATCATACTGATGATCTTTACTCCAATGGATAAGATTAATGCCAGCGAAAATGCCTAACTTTGACAGCTGCTGTACAATCAAACCAATGTAGGCAATGTTCCTGCGGTGTACCGTAATTGTACCTTGCATGTCAACTTCCGGGTGTAACTTTTTCACTCGGTAGAAGGCGTCCCAGGCATCCGCCGCTTTTTCAATTGAGGCATCCCGTACCTGACTCCTGGCTCCCATAGGATAATCAACACCACAAGATAAGTTGTCAATAACTTTATCTCCAAGTAGAATCTGCTCATTCTTACTAAACAGTTTCTTTGGTGCCGTGGTGTACATGGCGTATGGCACCTTGTTTGCCTTGAATATAGGAACCAACTTTTCACCTAACAACCAGGGTTCGTTTCCTAAGATAAGGTTGAAAGTTACTCCGATGCTTTTTAAGATATCAAATGCCTCAATCCATTGTTCCTCTGTCAATTCCGGTCCGGTGTCTTTACCTTCCCGAATAGAACAGTAGGCACAGTCTCTTGGACACCTTCGTGTCATATATGTTACTGCAAGTTTCATGGTAAAGCAATCAGTTGTAACAATTCTGCTCTGGCCGTGGCATCATCCAAGAAGCTCCCCGTCAATGACGACGTTGTCATTGTAGACTGCTGTTTGTTTACTCCACGCATCCTCATACACATATGAGTGGCCTCAATGATACAGGCAGCACCCTCTGGTTGTAGATATTCCATTAACGCCTCAGTAACTTGTTGACCGATACGTTCCTGAATTTGTAATCTACGGGCAAAGACATCAACAAGTCGAGCCAACTTGGACAAGCCTATTACCTTCTTTCCTGGTATATAGGCAACATGAGCTTTTCCAAAAAATGGAAGCATGTGGTGTTCACACATAGAATAGAGCTCAATGTTCTTACAAATGACAATTTGACTGTACCCATTCGTGTCTACGAAGGTTGTGAACAATGATGCCACGTCCTGTTTGTAACCGGCATACAGTTCACTCCAAGACCTTACAACACGTTTGGGGGTGTCGTATAATCCCTCTCGCGAAGGATCCTCCCCCAAACGGTGTAAGATTTCTTTGAGCAGGTCTTCACTACTCAATCCCATTCTCGGTAAGTTTGAGGTTACCAAGCCAGTTCGGATCACGCTTGATCCTGTACTTGATATGGTTGTTTACCAGGCCCTGGTTAGCTGACATCTTAAGACCACGTTTCTTGATCTCCTTCTCAAGCTTAGGAAGGATCTCGTCCCATGCTCCACCGGCAAGTATCACCTCATCAGTGAAAGCGGCAAAGGAACCCTCATGCTTGAACTTCGGTTTGGCATCGCCTTCGGTTTTGACGTTGCTTTTCTTGGCAGGAGGTGCCGGAGGGGTTTTCTTGGCAGGGGGTGCTTCCTCCTCTTCAGGATCTTCCTCCTCTTCAGGATCTTCCTCCTCTTCCTCCTTCACAGGAGCCGGTTTCTTCTTACCAGTTGACTTCGGCTTTTCTTTGTACTCTTCGATGATTTCAAGAGTTTCCTCAGTGAACTCATCATCAGGGGTAATGAGACCTGGTTCGTTAACGGCATCTTTGATGATAGCTTCCAGCTCGGGAGCCTTCATCTTATTCGTGATGACAATGTCATCCTTGTTCTCGTCAACAAGACCAAGTGTTTCAACCAGTTCTTTCGCCGCTGATCTCAGCTCTTCAATTTTACGCATAGTGTTTCAAATGTTTTAAATTAGACATAAAAGAGTGTTCGCAGTATTATACGAAAAAGTTTTCTATTTCTATTTCAAATGCCTATTTTCTTGTCCCACAAGACAATGTGTTCACGTGTGCGGAACAGTACACCTTCCCGGATTGCTAATTGTACAACCATTTCTGTATTAGCATCTACCTCGGCTTTGGTCGCTCCTTCCGGCATGAGTATAACTTGAGATCGATCAATATATCGTGTTTTTAAAAACATTGAATCAATCTCATACCAATCCTCAGGTTTGGTAATAACAAACTTGAACCAAGAATTACGGTAACTGGCAGCGTCTACAATGACTAAAGGATTATATCGCTTCTGGTACGGATTCCCGCTGCTGTCAAGTTTTGGCGAATTATTCCAACAATCAATGTACTGAGACATAACGCTGGTCGGGAATAAACTACACTCATTTTCAATTTCTGTGTAGGGTTTGAAGTGAAAACGCTTTTGAAACTGATACAAAAATTCTACCAAATGATCTTGTTGCAGTAATGGACTACCTCCGGTAAGGACAAGATGTTGTCCATTTTTTAGACTTGGTATGATTAGACTATCCGCCATCATTGAAAATAGTTCATCAAACGTGTACGGATTACCTTGTTTCCAAACTTCAGTGGTGTCACACCATACGCAATCCAATGAGCAACCTTGTAGGCGTAAGAAAGCCGAAGGGTGTCCAAGGTTTATCCCTTCTCCTTGTATGGAGTCATAAAAGAACTCAGAAACACGAAGGTAATTTTCATGCTCTGGCCTTTTTCGCTTTTCAATAGGAAAAGCCCGTATCAATTGTTTCGCTTCAATCATGGCTCGTACCGGGCTGAGGTTTTTGGAGTCTCACTTACTTCCACGGCACATACCTCGGAATGCATCGCATGGAAAATATTGAACAGATCCCAAGCCATGTTTTCAGCGGTGGGATTGTACTGTAAAAAATCATTGAGATGTTGATGATCAAACACGTCATCAATAAACTTTTTGATGTCGTCCAATTCCCGGTAATCAACGATAAAACCTGTGTCGTTAAGTTTTTTCGCACAGAGCTCTACCGTCACCACATAATTGTGGCCGTGTACCCTGCTGCACGGGTGAGTCTCAGGCAGGCAATTAAGTTGGTGGCTTGCTGAGAAATGAAATTCTTTTCTAATTTTGTACATCTTGTCCTCCTATCTTTTGGTTAGTTATTCATCCGCTGGCATAACACCTGACATGTCTATCCACATTGGTTTTTCGATTCCCTTTTCATCAACAACCCATAAACGATGATTTTCATCATCAATACGATTGACAAGGAATCGCATAGAAAACCCTTCCGGTGTCATATCAACACCAAGTTTAGCAAAGGCGTCAGGGTTGAGCTTTAATCGTTGCCGCACATAGAACTGAGATGCGTTCAGTTGCTGTTGTGTTTCCGCCTGCCGCATCTCACGAAGTTCGTCCAAGCATTCTGTCAGTAACTGCTTATTGGCCTCAGACTTTGTCGAAGCTCGTACTGACTGTAATTTGAGAATGATTTGTTCTGTACTCATATCAATTGTTTTCTGTTGCTTCCCAATTCGTGTTGAGTTTATCTTCAGTCTGTGTGTAATGTAGAGAGAACGTCTTAAAACCAAAGCCCCCGGCACGTTGCTTATCTTTCATGATTGTAAACCAAGCTTCTCCAGCGTCTGGGTTCTTCCTTGCGTGATTTGTCAATCGGAAGATATTATGGGCCATAGCCCCCATGGCCGATGCTCCCCTAAGGCCCTTTTTGCCGTCTTTACCAGAGTGGTGTAGGAGAAGGCATGCTACATCGAGCGCACGGAGATCTCTCAAGAGGGGGCTTATTTTCACGTTCCATTCGCTATTACTGTTCTCTTCCTCAAGCCCAAACAGGGTGCTAACACTATCCAAGACAATCAACTTGTAGGTTGGGTGCTCTTTTAGCCAACGTAGAAGTTTCAATTGATTTTCACGTTTGGCAAGGTAGAACGAATCTTCTGTAGCTAACTGATACTCCGGTATTGATAAAATTTGCATACGAAAGTCACTTCGTTGCTTACCCAACCACTCAAACTGAGTAACCCTTTCTTCCATCTCTTGCTCACCTAACTCCCCGTCAACATACAAGCATCCCGTGTTATGTTTGACTTGCCAAGTACCTATATCACATTCTTCTCGATCGAACTCTTTTAGGCCAAGAAGGTACCCGATAGATATTGTCAACAACGATTTACCAGATCCGTAGTTCCCATAGATGATTGTCAACTGCCCTTCTCGTAACCAAGGTGATAAGAGCATTCGTGGTGGGTCCTTCCTGTGCCGACGTATCTGGGAAGCTGTCTTGATAAACGTTGTCAAGGAAACCCCACCTGACTCGATAGGTTTAAAACTTCTTATCAACTCTACCGCATCCTCTGTCTTACCTTCCCCTACCAAACCTTCAATGGTTTGAGACAACAAACGGAGATGTCTTTCATTGAAATACTTCTCCGTTTCGTCAAACAAGAATTGGGTATCAACACCTTCCTTGACAAACTCTTTACTCAAGGATGGAAGAATATCTTGTTCTATTTCTTCCGCAATGTCTTTTGGTATCTTATTGTCGCGAACCTTACTCAAGTAGATTGCTTCGATGCCTTTGCCAGGGGCTTCGTTATACTTGTCAAAGTACTCCCAGATCCAAGTGGCAAGTCTCTTGGCAGTGACAGACTCAAGAAGTGAGATGTTCCAAATAGGTTTGACCTTCTTTAGAAACTCTGTCGAGGTGATTAAGCCGATCAGTATCTTTCTTTCTATCATGTCTATTCTATGTAGAGGTTGCCATAGGTGTCGCGATAATATCCATCAGGGCAGAGATTATATCTGATACCGTCATCAATAACAAATTTCTTTTGTCCTGGAGAGGTCCCGTATTCTATTCTTGTCATGGCATCTTCTAATCTAATAAATTTCATGCGGAGTGAGTACCCTGACTCGATTACTGGAACATACTCACCTCCTATATTCTTGTCGTACCAATCTAAAACCTTTTCTATCCTTTCCATCTCGACACCCATTGTCTCGGATAGCTTCCTAATCTCGGTGGCCCATTGTAGAAGTATCAAGTGGGTAGGATTGATTTTCTTTTTCTTCTTTATGATGTCGCGCAACCGTATCGCGTATGGTAGGTAAGATGCTGTTCTTTCTTCCTTGGTTAGCTTTGGTTTTGGCGGTAATTCTTGTATTGTCTTTTCAAGGAAAGGAAAACCGTTTGATTTAGGCTTTCTCTTGGCGGCTACTGACACACCTTGATTAATGGAGGGGCTGCTTACTTTGTCTATATTTTTGGAAGAAATAGAAAAGGTTAGGTCTTTCTGGTCTTTATGTTTGGTACTAAAAGTACCAACAAAGACCTTACTTAAGAGTAAATATAAAAATAAATCTTTTGACACCTTGACGTTTATTGATTGCCCTTGATTTTGGGTGCGAAACCGATTGACGGTGTCGAAGATGTATCGTTCGAGTTTGCTAAAAGACTTTTGGGTGCGAAAATTGCTTGAGGGTATCTTGATATGTACATCTCCTGTTTCTTGACAAAAGTACACATCAACAGTCAAGGTAGTATCTTGTTTCTTTTCTTTAAATTTCGTTCGTTGCATGTCGCAAATTAATTGTGAAAATATCAGAAGGTTTCCCCGAGGCGGCGGGTACTCCCTTCTGATACAAACCTAAGAAAACTGGAAACAAAAATATCTTTTTCATGATCCGCCTATTCATGTTTTAGTTATCGTGCAAACAACAAATATAAAGACCGTTTTTGATATTTACAAACATATTATACGAAAAATTTTTGAGAACATTTATTCACTTGATTTTTATATAGTTGTACCAATGAATGTTGTTCACGCAACTTTCATAATTCGGTAGTCTACCCACATAGTTCTTCCATATTTCATGTGTAAAAAGCGAATTATATCAGTGTCAGTGAATGACATAGGAACCAATTCTTTCTTGAGTTTACCCTGAGGCATCGTGACGTACACCGTCTTCTTTCTGATGGAATTCATAGGGCATCTGCAGTTCTCATAAACACTTCATTTTCGGGCAGTGGGCAGTTCTCTATCCACTCGATATCTTCCTTGATTTTCCATTTGTGTTTCAAGGGGAATATCGAGATACCTTTAAAGATGTTTAGTCGCAGCGGAAGGCTCTCATCAAAGTCTGCCTCTCTTTCGGACTCAACAAAGTGACGGGCGTCGTATCTGTCATGTATCGTAACTGTGAGCCCGTCAAGCATCCAGTCAAGACAATAGAACAAAACAGTTGCCAAGTCTGTCGTGTACAGTATTATTTTGGCAAACGTGTTTTCTTTTCGTATTGCACGAATTAGACGTTGTACACGCAGCGGTTCTGTCATAGGTTCTCCACCTGTTATCATGATTTCATCGTACCCTGCGTAACTGGTACAGACAGGCAGTTTAGATAGGTCCCATTGATTGTTGCAACAACCGGAACAATTTTTGTTGCAGTTTTTCGTAATCAATAATCTTAGCTTTTTCATATGATTTGTTTTACAAGATAATTGGCTTCTTCTTGCGACAACCCACCAGGGTCACCAACGATATCAATTCTAAAGGCATCAACCCCGCGGAACTTGAGTTCGGCAACAAGTTTGTTGGCTTGCTTTATTGCTTGAGGGTCGTCATCGTACATAACGGCAACCCTGGTAAAGTGTCGGGCAATCTCTCTGACTTGCCTTGCAGTAAACTCAATGCCGAAAGTGGCAAAGGCATCGTACCCTAGACGCCAGACATCAGTAGGGCCCTCGACAGCGATACCTGTACTTCTCCATTTGTCTTGACGACCGTAGACAATATGTTTGTGGAAGATAACTTCGCGATCTTTGGGGCAGGTAATATATTTCCAAGGACTCTTGTTTGTGATATCCCGCGATGTAAAGCTCGCTGCCGTGTTGTCCCACAGTATAGGTATAATTATCCTATGCTTAAAAGATAAGTGATCCAGGGTAGAATAAGGACCCGTACCGACGACATTCCATTGTCGGATAATACGATCGGGATCGAAACCCCTGTCAAGTAAATATTTCCTGTGGTTCTTTTCTAAAGGTCCTGTCCCAGAGGGCATTTGGTGAGGCTTGGTAGGAGTCGCTGTGAGTTGTTCTTTAGGTTTAGCAAAGATGATACCGTATTGCTTTATCAACTCTGCCGTTTCTCCTGGGCTTACCTTTATCATCTTTGCTATTGTCGGCACGATAGGGTGCCAACCACAACGCCAACAATAATAGTGTTCATTGTGTAGATCGAAACCGAGATGGTACCCCGGGTTGCCTGTACACCAAGGGCAGGGTGAGTTTACCCAACCAGGTCGGCAATGCTTATGGCCCTCCGTCAAGTGGGAGATGCCAAAGTCATGATAAAGTTGTAGGATGTCCATTTAAAAGGGTTACAATATGTTATACGAATATCAGTACTATTTTACAGTCAAGAGAAAGCGGCTTCCAGATCCTCGATACCTTTCTCTATTTTAGTTTCATCCCATCCTCTTGCTAACATCATCTTTCGTACACGATGGTAGGCTTGGTAGGAAGGCATGCTGGCGAATTTCTTATAGGATTTCAAGACTAACTTTGCTATCTCACAAGCATCTTCTGTCAAGCCTTCCCAATAGAACTCTGGTGTCTCAGTCTCATAACGAAAGACATCTTCGTATGATTCCAAGCCGTTACCATAGTATTTCCGTTGTAGTTGACAGCGATAGTCTTCTAAATGATTCCAGATAGATCGCCAGACGTAGGTAGATATGGCACCTTTCTCCGGGGTGTAGGTATCAAGTGCCTGTAGATAAGCGAGGGCTGCCTCTTGAAATAAATCGTCCCAGTTTTCTCGGGTTTTCTTGTGGAAGGTCCAAGCTATTTTGCGTAATAGATTCAAGTGATCCATACTAAGATATATAACCTTTTATGAGTTCTGTTAACAATGATTCCTGTGCTGTTATCTCTCCGTCAAGTACGGCATCAAGTACTTTTCGTTTGCTGTCAAGTATGTGTGCAAGACGTTCCTCGATGGTGTCAGGAGCAAGTAAGAAATAGATGTTGACAGAATCCTTTTGTCCAATCCTGTGACACCGGTCTTCCGCTTGACTAAGATCACCAGGTGTCCATGGCAGTTCCAAAAAGACAACGTTGGAAGAGGCTGTCAATGTCAGTCCTACCCCTGCCGCTTTTATGTTACCAACGAAGAGTCTTATCTTGTCATTGCCTTGGAAGGCCTCAACTGCTTTGTTTCGTTCGGACAGTGATACTGATCCATCAATCTTAACGGCAATCTTACTAAACTTTTCCATCAAGGCATCTATCACAAATTTATGTACGGCAAAGACAACAAGCTTCTCTCCATTCTCCAAGAAGTCCGAGATCCAGTCAATTGACTCTGCCAGTTTACCCTGTACAGATAATTGTTTCAACGCCTCGATTTTTGCAAGGGCTTCCGCGTTTGAAGCCCTACGGGCTGCCTCCGCTCCCTTTGTTTCACGCAGGAACCCTATAAAATCTTCTTCTGCGTCGCGATATTCCCCTCTGTTGTGTAACTGTACTGGGACAAACGATCGTACTTTAGGGGGCAACTGAGGCAGTACGTCACGCTTTAGACGTCTGATCATAACGGTACCCGTAAGGAGTTCATGTAGCTCTTGCGTATGTGATGCTCCACTGGTATCTAAACCAAAGCCATTCCACTTGGGATCACAGTACCTTTGAATGTAATATTGGGAACTGCTAAAGACTTCTGGTCTGATAAGATGTAGGGCATTGTAGGCTTCAATTGGTTTGTTGACAATTGGTGTGCCTGACAATGCTATCACATGTGGGATACCCTTGCCAAGTTTTTTGACAGCCTTCGTTCGTAGTGCTTTGTTGCTTTTGTAGTAATGGCATTCGTCCGTGATAAGAACCTGTGGGCGTTTGCGTTTCAGGGTTTCAACCCATGCTGGAAGAACATCATAATTGATGATAATAATATCACCTGTTACCTTCCATGGAGTTGTACCCATCAGTATTTCCAAATTAGGTTTTGCCATCCATGTCAATACCTCTTTGGCCCAGTTCAATTTAAGGGATGCTGGTACGACAATAATGACAGGCCTTTTCTTCGGATGTGCTTCGATCCAAGCCAACGCCTGTACCGTTTTACCTAAGCCCATTTCATCCGCGACAAGAGCTCTTCCATTGTTTCTTTCAATGAAAGCTACCCCCTCCATTTGGAATGGATATAAGTTACCTTTCAGCTTCAACGGTACTTTTGCGACATTGGCTTTTTCTTCTTTCTTTTTCGTGGACAAAGTTTCCAACAGGGTGTCATCGAGGGTAAAACCCCACTCTTCCAATTGTTTGATTGTTTCTGGAAAGATAGGGGCACTCCAACATTTCTGTTCGGCATGCCATTTTCTTCCCGGTAACGTTCTGATATTGGTAAGGGTTTCAACGTCGTACGGGAACTCAATTTGAATTACCTTTTCACCCTGTTGGTTCTTTGCCAGAGTTGCTTTCTTGTTTATCATTCTTCGGTTTTGATTCTGTTGAAGAGGTCTCCTGCGATTTCCTGCAGTTCCATCCTACGTATGGCACTGACGTCTTCCTGGTTGGCATATCTGGTTATCCCCTGTGTCAGTTTCCACAGAGTGGCATCTCCCTGGAGCCCGTCCATAGGATCATTACGCATAAGGAGTTCTCCTACGCTTTCCATTTCGCTTTTGAAGAGTTTTCCTGCCCTGAACAGTCCTGTCAGTTCCTTTACAGGATCTATCGTCTGGTCTGTGGCGGCTTTTATTTCAAGCATCCTTTCTTTTATGGCAGAGGCCCCGTACAGATCCTTTGTCAGGTCCCGTATGGCACTGGCAGTTGTCATACTGTCAAGCTCATACGTCTTCTGCGAAAGTGCCATGTTCTCAGGGAGTCGGGCGCCCAGGTGGATTTGGCGAAGTACGGATTGTCTTACCATACCATTGAGACAGATACCTTGCATAATAAACTGGCGGAGCTCAAGGGCTTTGACACCGTAGTCAGAGGAGTCAATACGTACACCGAAAGCAAGGTATATGATACCGTTCTTTTCAGTTGAGACTTCGATCGGTTGTGGCAACATGCTTTCAACCATGATACGTGTGTCGTCCATGTATCCGTCAGACAGTTGACCTCCATTCTGAAACACCTCATCAATGTGGGTGCCGAAGATCATTTCGGAATCAAGCCTCCGGTAGGAGTCTGAGAGAAATGCCCTGACTTCTGGACCAACTGTTCTCACCAGCATTTTACTGCGATCCAGCCATCCGTTGTGTGTGTTGAGTATTGTGTACCCCAGACTGCGCTGCCACTCCTCTCCGAAGAGGAGCGAGGTCAAATACTGCCCCGGGATACCCAACTTTGCGGACAACTGACCAACGGCGTGACGGTTTATACGGAAGGGAGTTGGGCCTTCCTGTGGCAGGCGAAACGTTCCTCCAACCATTCCGTCATGGGGATGAAACTTTATCAGTTCCTGCTGACCTTTCCTTTCGGTGCCAACGTCGAAAAGAAAGTCACGTGAGATTTTACCTTCTTCCTGAAGGCGGGTTGTTGCTGTGATGGCATTGTTCATGCCTTTTTGTAGTTTCTGGGCAATTCGCGCCATGACTACATCTTTCATGTCATTCATCTTAGATTTGTATTTGGTGAATTAATAAGTAAATTTACAATTATTTTTACAATAAAACAAATTACCACCCAATTGCTTCGGAGGCCTCCCCTGGTAGGTACCCAAGTTGGGAACCTTCCGTAAGATAAACAACTTTGACTTCTTCATCGGCCGGGGCTTCCTCATCAGGTTCGAGCGGGACAACTTCCATGATGGAATATTCAAATGGCCACGATGGTTGCATTGCCAGTCTTACTTCTGCTTCATCTGGCATTTGCTCCAATGCTTCTTTCAATTCAATTACTGTCATTTCTTTTTGTTTTTAGTTAAATCATTATAATTCGTTCACTGACGTATTCTGTCCTGTTGGAATAATAACGAGTTCCTTTTGGAATGATAAATTCTCGTATTGTGCTGTAGAAGAATCCAGAATGTTCCGCCATTCGCCTTGTTTTGTAGGAATGATATCCGTGGATGATCTTCCATTTCTTCTGCCACTTACTCCACTGTTTTATAATCGGAACATGCGGAGTGATCTTATTTTTATGATATTGAAACGAGTATACAGGAGAGACACTCCCCATCAGACATTTGTAGCAAACAATATCTTCTTTTGCTATCTTTGCTCTTGATGATTTTGATGTTAAGAAACACATATCTCTTTGGTTTTTAGTTAACGAATGAGCGTAGCAGTCTTTCGACTGGCCCGACTCTCACGGGCTGTACCTTGCTGCTAACTTCAAACAATACCAAGTTCAGAGATCAAATGATCAAGCAATTCCTGTGCAGTATCTTTGTCCAGGTAATCAAACAAGATATCAAGAAATTGATGGTAAGGAGTCCCTGTCTCTTTTAAAATAAGAGTAATCTGTTCATAAATATCTTTTTTTAACATTTTCTTAGATTTGTATTTGGTGAATTAATAAGTAAATTTACAATTATTTTTACAATAAAACAAATTACCACCCAATTGCTTCGGAGGCCTCCCCTGGTAGGTACCCAAGTTGGGAACCTTCCGTAAGAT